CGAGGTTCATACAGTGGTTCTCCGGTTGTTGATGTGTCTATTGTAAAAGATTCTTTTACGCTTGCAAGCGTTATTCGCAATACTTGACTAAATTATGGGGTCTTCACCAGGAGGATCCTATTTTCCAGGCTTTTGACGCCAGTGTGGATATTGTGGGTGGGGTGTGGGTGTGTGAAATGATGGGGCGTGACCCACGCTGGAAGTGGCGTGGCGCATAGGGTTGTGGGGCTTTGTGGATATTGTGGACAATCATTTATCTGAACCTTGAAAAATAACTAATATAAGTAATGGCTTATATATGCAAATGGGGTAGAGCGATTTAAATTCATCGTCCAAATGGTCCACAGTGTCCACAACTCACCGCGCCCACAGCGCCGCGCATTTTGGCCGCGCGCGCCATGTGGACAATGTGGACAATGTGCTGATCGTTTGTCCACAATGTCCACAAACCATAGTTCATACAGTGGTGTATGGGCATACAGTAGTGTGCCCGGATGCTGACTGCCGTGGACAGTCCGCATGGTCCACAAAGTTGGAAGGGGGAGGGGGCAGGGCCGAGCGGATGGGCCTAACGGTAGCGTAGCGTTCACGAACAATTTTTATTTTTTTAATATAAGATGCACGCACGCATCCACGCGGCCATACATCTATGAGTTTCCATTCACTGCCACTTGTCATTAATGAAGTGCGCGCCACCGAGGCGGTGCTTAACCGCATCTACGACGCAGCCAAGCTCGGGTTAAAGGGCGACAACCTGGCGCTCGCAGCAGGCATGGTTCCCACCGCCTACCGGCAGTTGTGCGAGTTGGATAGAGTGGCGCAGCTGGCCGAACAAAAAGGCCGTGCCGACGGCGAGCTGCTCGCATCCAAGCAGTTGCACAAAGCAGCCGAAGAGGGCGACGCCAAGGCCAGTCTGGCTATCTTGCAAAACGTCCACGGCTGGGTAGCCAAGCAGGCCATCACAGTCGATGTCAACCAGCAGATCAGCATCTTGGGCGCACTGGCCGAGGCCGAGCGCAGAGCAGCAGATGTGATCGACAACAGCGTGACGGACGTCATCGCGCGCGAGCCTACTCAGCCACTGCAAGCACGACTAGCACCCCACAAGCAGGCAGCCGCATAATGCAAACCACCATCTACTCGGCCGAAGACGAACAAGAACTCATGGCGCGCCTCTGGGCGCCGCAGTACAAGGACAACCCACTGGCGTTCGTGCTGTACACGTTCCCGTGGGGCGTCAAGGGCACGCCACTGGAGCACTTCAACGGCCCGCGCAAGTGGCAGCGCGAGGTCTTGCAGCAGATCGCCGACCACATCAAAGCAAATAAAGGCGAGGTGGACTTCAACACCTTACGGCACGCAGTCTCATCGGGCCGCGGTATCGGCAAGTCGGCGTTGGTCAGCTGGATCGTAATCTGGATGCTGTCCACCCGCATCGGCTCGACGACCATTGTGTCGGCTAACTCAGAGTCACAGCTGCGCTCGATCACATGGGCCGAGATCACCAAGTGGCTGGCGATGTCGCTCAACAGCCACTGGTTTGAGGTGAGCGCCACCAGGCTGATGCCAGCCAAGTGGCTGACCGAGCTGGTCGAGCGCGACCTGCGCAAAGGCACGCGTTACTGGGGCGTCGAGGGCAGGCTGTGGTCGGCCGAAAACCCTGATGCGTACGCTGGCGTGCACAACTTCGACGGTGTGATGGTGATCTTCGACGAGGCATCAGGTATCGACGACGCCATCTGGGCGGTGACGGCTGGTTTCTTTACGGAGAACACACCCAACCGTTTCTGGCTGGCGTTTTCCAACCCACGGCGCAACTCGGGGTACTTCTACGAGACGTTCCACAGCAAGCGGGAGTTTTGGCACACCAAGGTGGTCGACGCCCGCACAGTCGAGGGCACGGACAAGCAGGTCTATCAGCAGATCATTGACGAGTACGGGGCCGACTCCGCACAAGCGCACGTTGAGGTGTACGGCGAGTTTCCGAATGCAGGCGACGACCAGTTCATCTCCAGCCTGGTGGTGGACGACGCCATGAAGAGGCCACTGTACAAAGACCCAAGCGCGCCCATCGTGATCGGCGTGGACCCCGCGCGGTTCGGGGCCGACGCCACGGTGCTGGCGATCCGGCAGGGGCGGGACATCACGCGCATCATCCGGCACCGGGGCGACGACACCATGACGGTGGTCGGGCACGTCATCGAGGCTATCGAGGAGTTCAAGCCGGTGATGGTGTTCATCGACGAGGGCGGGCTGGGCGCGGGCATCGTGGACCGGCTCAAAGAGCAGCGGTACAAGATCAAGGGCGTGAACTTTGGCTGGAAGTCGCGCAACCCGGCCATGTACGGCAACATGAGGGCGCAGATCTGGGGCGACATGCGCGACTGGCTGAAGTCGGCCAGCATCCCAAACGACAGGTTCTTGAAAACTGACCTGATCTCGCCTATGATGAAGCCCGACTCCAAAGGCTCGATCTTCTTGGAGTCGAAAAAGGACATGAAAGCGCGGGGCCTGGCATCACCAGACGCGGCCGACGCCATCGCGCTGACGTTCTCGTACCCAGTGGCAAGCCGGGGCGAGTACACTGGGCACACCGCAACGCGCAGAAACGCGCAGAACGGCGCGCGTTTCAACTCTTGGATGGGGTCGTGATGGCTACAAAGAAAAGTGTCTCACTCAGTGTCGGTCGCGGCGAGAAGCTGCCGGTGTCCAAGGGCGCGGGCTTGACAGCCAAGGGCCGCGAGAAGTACAACGCAGCCACTGGCTCCAATCTCAAAGCGCCAGCCCCAAACCCGAAAACCAAAGCAGATCAAGGGCGCAAAGATTCATTTTGTGCTAGAATGGCACCTATCGCAGAAAAATCTGAAAAGGGTAGCCGTGCAAGAGCATCAATGCAACGCTGGAAGTGCTGAAATGTGGGCCGACATTCGTGGATACGAAGGGCGATACCAAGTAAGCACACTTGGTCGAGTCAAATCGTTGGCGCGAGTTAGAAAAGGCAAAAGTAATTGCACAGTGCCGGTACTTGAGCGCATGATGACGTTGCGTGTCAAATCTGACAACGGACGCCAACGCCCTTACGTTGATGTGTATCTGCGTGATGGCGGCCCCCGCGACGTGCGAGGTAAACAAAAATTGGTTCACCGCCTTGTGGCTGACGCCTTCATCAAACCGCTAGAAACCGATGAGCAAGTTGACCACATTAACGGATGCCATAGCGATAACCGCGCTGAAAATTTACGGGTGTTGAAAACCGTAGAACACGCTAGACTTCACCCATTGTTAAACACACCAAACGCCCGCAACCCTAAAACCGGTGCGTTTTGGCCAAAAGGAGAATGATCATGGCTACAAAACCCGGACTCTATGCCAACATCAACGCCAAACGCGAGCGCATCGCGGCTGGCTCTGGCGAAAAGATGAACAAACCTGGCTCCAAAGCAGCACCCTCGGCCAAAGACTTCAAAGAGTCGGCCAAGACTGCCAAAAAGCCTGCCAAGGGGAAGTGATGCCACTCGTCAAGTCACCCTCAAAAGAGGCGTTTCGCAAGAACGTCAAGGCTGAAGTGTCTGCGGGTAAACCCGTAAAGCAAGCCGTGGCAATTGCGTATTCCGTCAAGCGCGAAGCTGCCAAAAAACCAACAATGAAGACCAAAAAATGAGCCTCCAAGCCCTGCAAGACTGCCTGATCGTCCGTCCAGACATGGAAAAACATGAGCTTTTCATCCTTTTGAGGCAGAAACAAACTGGCACGGGTGTGGTAATCTCCGTTGGGCCTGAAGCCAAGGACGTGAAAGTCGGCGACAAAGTGCTATTTGGTGATTCCATCGGACAAGACCTAAAATACGAGGGTGACAACCTTCTGGTCATGAGGGAATCACACACCCTCGGAGTATTTGACGCATGAAAGACACTACCGGAATCGTAGCCGCAGCAAATGTGGCAAAAAACGGACCAAACTCGTCAAAAGGCGGTTCCGAGGAAATTCTGACCGTTGCCCGTTCACGTTTGAACACAGCGATGACTGCGTTTTCCGAGACTCGTGAGGACGAGCTTGACGATTTGCGGTTCTACGCTGGCTCTCCAGACAACCAGTGGCAGTGGCCCGCTGATGTGCTCCAGACCCGTGGCTCTTTGCAGGGCCAAACGATCAACGCCCGTCCTTGCCTGACCATCAACAAGCTGCCGCAGCACGTTCACCAAGTGACGAACGAGCAGCGCATGAACCGTCCCGGCATCAAGGTGATCCCGGCTGACGACAAGGCCGATGTGGACATGGCAGACGTGTTCAACGGCGTGATTCGCCACATCGAGTACATCTCCGATGCTGACGTGGCCTACGACACCGCCTGCGAGAACCAAGTGTCCTACGGCGAAGGCTACATCCGGGTCTTGACCGAGTATTGCGACGACAAGTCGTTCGATCAAGACATCAAAATCGGGCGCATCCGCAACAGTTTCAGCGTCTACATGGACCCCTTGATCCAAGACCCCGCAGGCGCAGACGCCCGCTGGTGCTTCATCACGGAAGACATTCCCAAAGATGAATACGAGCGTTTGTACCCCGATGCAGCGCCTATCAGCACCCTCATGAGCCTTGGCGTGGGCGATCAATCCATCGCGCAGTGGATTGGTGAGAACACCATCCGCATCGCCGAGTACTTCTACATCGAGTACGAGAAGCACACGCTCAACCTGTACCCTGGCAACCAGACTGCGTTCAGCGGTACGCCCGAAGACAAGACGATGCGGATGATGTTCGGCAAGCCGATCCGCACCCGCGAAGCTGACCGCAAAAAGGTCAAGTGGTGCAAGATCAACGGCTACGACATCCTTGAGGAACGCGACTGGGCTGGTTCCTACATTCCCGTGGTGCGCGTGGTCGGCAACGAGTTTGAGGTGGACGGCCAGATGTACGTGTCGGGCTTGGTGCGCAACGCCAAGGATGCCCAGCGCATGTACAACTACTGGGTGTCGCAGGAAGCTGAGATGCTGGCGCTGGCCCCCAAAGCC